GCTACTCTATGATCTGCAAATTCATTTGTCACAGTAATTTCCTTTTCACCACCAAACACAACTACGGTTCCGTATTCATATGGGTAGTCTGCTGTGTAATTCTCTGCTAAGTCAGCATATTGTGCTTGAGTTGATACACCATAGAACGTTTTCCACCATTGTGTTGTGCTTCCTAGATTATAGGTTACATTGGCACCAGTGGGTAAAATATTACCGCTAATTTTTATATTACCTGTTGCGGTAATGGCAGTACTATTGTCTCCGTCAATATATAAATTGCCACCAATACCAACACCTCCGGTTACTACTAGTGCACCGGTTGTAGCCGACGTTGATACTGTACTTGCTGAATATTTTCCAGATTGTGCATTGATAGTCGCGCCGGTTAACGTGCCACTTAGATCCATGTCGTAGGCCCAGATCTTTAACCAACGATCATTAGTTGCGGTACCTAGAGACCAAATCTGGTTACCGTTTGGACTAATGTCATTGGCGTTTAGTTGTCCACCAAGCGTTAGCCCGGTTAGTGTTCCTAGACTGGTTATAAAAGGTTGAGAAGCGGATAATACATTTCCTAGAACATTGGCTCGTAAATTTCCGCTGGTATTGACATGAATGTTACCGGCCCATATGTTACCAACAACACCTAGTCCACTGGCGACTCTCAGGGCACCGGTGATAGTAGACGTTGATTGCGTGGCATCAGAAAAATATGTAGCCAGTGCTACTGTACCACCATTAAATGCTTGTGCCGCAGTTTGTACTGGGCTACCATTAATATAAATGGTATCACTGCCGGAAAAATTTAAACTTCCTAAATGATATCCACGAACAGTTAAGTTACCAATGTTTGCAGTATTGCCTACAAATACGTTACTTTGTACATAGATGTTACCTAGTACTCCGACCCCACCGCTAACTTGCAATGCTCCGGTAACATTACTAGTTGCAGCAGTAGTATTACTTAATAATAACGATCCAAATTGTACATTACCAAATGTACCTGCAGTAATAACGTTGGCTGAATCAGTGATATTATCTTGATATATTAAAGTGCCTGTGGAGTTTTGTCTTCCGAGGAATCCTTTTTTCTCTACGCCGGCATAATATTGCCATTCTAGACCAATGTCTTTACCATCATTGACAATCAACGGAGTAGCAGAATAATGCAATGCAAGAATAGGCGAGCTAGACTCTTGACTCTGACTTGTAGACTGACTACCACTTACATTCAAATTACCAAGGATAGTAACATTACCAATGATGTATGCACCTTGTTGTCTAACAAACAAGTTACCGTTACTTGTTATTGTATTTCCAACAATGCTGTCAGCATTTACAAAAGTGTTGGCATAGATATATCCACCAGTGACACTCACGGCACTTATGATACTGGATTGTGTACCAGCAAACAGCCCACCGTTGATAAAATCAAAGTTTGAATTTACAGTCTGAAAGGCGTTCCTAATAGGATCACCTGTCCCATCGTTTGCTACTACACCTGTATCAATTAAATTAATAGCCATTTTTATTCCGTTATCTTATAATAATTCTTATCCACCAAGGGTTCGCAATCTCGCAGCCAATTGATCTAATGCATCTTGTATAGTTGAGACAGTTCCGTCCCAGTCTGATGAGTTGCTTGCTGTAAATGGTTGAGATGCTATATCGGCTATATTACTAGCGATTGCTGAGTTAACGTAGGCTTTACTTGCTGCTTGTGCTACGTCATTGACAGTTAATACAACGTTTCCTGTGCGACCGGCAACAGAATAAACAAGTATATTAGCCGAGGTTATTTGTACGTTTCCGCTATATAATTCACTGAAATTTTCGTTAATTTTTGTAAACGCATCACGAAGCTCGTCGCCTGTGCCGTCGCTGGCAGTATTGCCTACATTAACAAGTTGTTGTGCCATAGATCATCCTTATACAAGGTATTTATGGCTTTTTAAAGACTTTGGACTAGCTGGGAATTATGTATGTAGATTAATACGGGCTAAAACTGCTACCACATCCACAGGTGGTTTGGGCCGATGGATTATCAATACTGAAGCTTGCGCCCATAGCATCTTCGACGTATTTGATTTTGGCACCTTGCAGATACTGTGCGCTCATGCTGTCTACTAACAATGTAACACCATCTACACTGACATCAAAATCATCTTCGTTTTGCAGTTCGTCAAAGGTAAATCCGTACTGCATGCCTGAGCAGCCCCCTCCCTGCACAAATACACGTAGTTTAAGGGCAGGATTGTTTTCCTCTTCAAACAGTTGCTTTAGTTTAGTTACTGCACTTTCATTTAGTTCTATCATGCTCGATCTCCGGCGTAAATTCTGCGATTGACATATTCCCAATTGATAATACGCCACATATTGTTTAAGTACTTCTTCTTGTCTGACCCATAATCCGTAATCCAGGCATGCTCCCACCAATCTACTAGTAGTGCAATATCTGTACGTTTAGCATGATTTTTAATGGTTTTAATCTGCCCTGGTCTGCTTAGATAAATCCAAGTTGTACCTTGCAACTTCATGGCTTCTTCGGCAAATGCTTTTTTGAAGTCTACAAAAGTTCCAAAATGTCTATTAATTAGTGCTAGGCTAGCACCGCTTGGGCTATTTCCATTTTTAGGTGCTCTAAGCTGTGGGAAAAATATATTATGTAAGTATGCACCGGCTTCGTTAAAAGTGGCATCACCTTCACCCTTGTTGTAACGATCAACATAGCCTTTAGCTAGTTTACCGTAATGATTATCTATGTTCTCTTTACTTAAAACTGGCGCCAAAGCTCCATTGCTGTAGGGCAATTTTTTAAGCTCTAGTTTTTGTTTATCTTCAGTTAATTCAATAAGATCACGCATACTGCTATTTATTGCGATACACTATGCGCCCACGGTTTAAATCGTATGGGCTCATTTCGATCTCAACGCTGTCTCCAGCTAATATACGTATATTATTCTTGCGTAGTCTACCTGAAATGGTAGCTATTATTGGATGGTTATTTTCTAATGTAACACGGAACATAGCACTAGGTAGTAGTTCGTCCACTCGGCCGGTTAGTCTAATTAAATCTTCTTTACTCACAAATCTCCTATATAAAGTGCATATTTATCGACGCATTGAGCTAATTTCTTTAGCTTCTTGATCGCTAAAAATAGGAACAGCATTTGACTTGTGCATGGTACCAATACCTACTATTTTATCTCCAGTGTACTGTGGAGTCTGCTTAACTGTTACAGCACCCACATGTTGATCCGGTAAACTAGGAATACTACGTGCTTCGGCGAGTCGAGGATTGACTGGCGGCTTGTAAGTGGCTGCACGTAGTCCACGAGCACGTTCTCGCTCGCGCTGGTCAGCACCCCATTTCTTCATTAACTCATTCCATTCTGCATCTAGTTTTTGGGCTTGCTGCTTTTGCTCAGAACTAGCCCATTTTTGTTTGCCTCGACGCTTACCGGTTGTGCTAAGTGCAGGGTGTGCCATGTGCATTGACATAGTTGCTCCAATTAAGTTGACAGAGTTATAGTATAGCAGAATATCTATTTTAAGTCAACCTTATCCGATTTGATCCATTGAAGTTCTTCAGTTTTGTATGTAGCAAGATTTTGATGTGGATATCGTTGTCTTGCTAATTCAATAACTTCTTCCTTGGTTGTACCTTGTGCAATAAAGTTATTATCAACATCGTAGCAAAGAACAACACTGTGTCCATTTTGTTCAACACGCTCAAAAGATATCATTCTAAATTTTGATTGCTCTTCTAATATGCTAACAGTTTCGGCAACAGATGATTTAATTTCGTTTACGATTAACCAGGCTCGTAGCAATTGATATAAAACATAAACACCTAGTGCAATAAAAAGAATATCAAATAACATATTGGTTCCTAAGAATAATCACGAATAATTTGTTCAACTTGCTCAACATCAATACCTAGAGCGCGAGCAATCATAATGGGACTGTGTCCTTCTTTATGCATCTCTAACACATCAAGTATCAATCCTTTATACGCAGCCACGATATATTTTCCTTTATGTCCAGAGCGCACTTCGAATTTTGATCAGGCGTATCATCATGTCCTCATCCTCCTTCTCGTACTTATCATCTAAGTCGTTCATTATTGTGTGCATGGCAGTTGTATCAACTTTTTCATCAGCATCATCAAGTACATCCAATACACTGCCACCGGCTTGACGTCGACTTTCGCAATAGGCCGTCCAACCACTTACTTCATAAGGATCTGGACGTAGAGGACGTTGTTCAGTCCACCAAGTATACAATGCCAGAATCTCTGCTGCGTTATGTGCCTGCGGTGTCAGTTCACCGTAGCGGGGATCGTCTTCTTGAGTATAGTCTTTGTTATCGCAAGTCATTTGCCAAGCAAGATTGTCTAGTCCAGCTTGACGGCAACGCCATGTACGCCAACGAAACCATCCGGTGGACCAAAAAGGAGCATGGTATTTTTTCTTTTCAGCAGCATTGCCCCAAGCAATGTGCCACCATGCCAGTTCTACTTCAACAAAATCCACAAGCTCGTTAAACAGACAAGGAAGGAAGCGATTGCCAACGTCTGACCACTCCCCTGGTCTAATGTCCTTTGGATGTGCTGTAAGCTGATGACAATGAGAGACCCAGCGATTATTAATGTAATATTTAATATCATATATTTTATCCGGAATGTAGAAAACAAATCGTTGTAAGTAATCAAGTCCATCATCGGCTAGCCAATAACGAACAGGATGTGCTGCTTGGGCTTGTTTGTGCCACTTTTTCCAGTCCGAAGCTGTAAGGGCACCCGGGCTAGGAGTTCCGCGAATCCAGTCTGCAAACTTGCTGCAAGTCCAATAATGATTTCTCATTTTACATCTCCGTCCACACAGTAACCACCTTTGAATTGATACACATTAGAATCCATTCTTACCTGTTCGTATATTTCATTATTAACACACTTATACGGATCTCGATAGTTTTGTGACCAATAAAATGCTCCATACCCAATACCTGCCAAAATCATTAGCACGGGAATATATTTCAGGAACTGTACAATTCCTGGCATTAATGCCAATAATTTTGGAAGGATATCAAGTAGATTTTTCATTTGTCAATACCAAAATGCTGTTTAATTTTATTTACATAAGTGCTAGCAGGTTCACGGTGATCCACTGCTTCGTTAACGATACTTACGCATTCCTGTACAATTGATTCAGCAAAACGATATCCTGTGCCGCGCCATAAATCATGACGATAAATGCCAAAGTTTGCCCGTGCAGCCAAAATATCAAACTGGTCTGGATTCTCCGGCAACATCAGTTTAAGATATGCTTCATCAAATTCAGGAAAGTCACTGTCCATTGTTAAACCCAATCGTATGATCGTTCAAATATGGGACCATCACAGATATACAGTTCTCCGTCAATTCCCCGCATTAGATAGTCACCGGGTTTGCCTTGCTTGTAATTGCCTTCCAGTGTATTAACACGGAATTCCACATCCATCTTTTTAGCATGCACCACAATTGGTCGTTTCATGCAATGATTCATTCCAACTACTTCTTCAAATGTGTCAAATGTTTTCATTATTTAATCCCAAAATGTTTTTGAATTGCCAGCTCGTGTACGTGTGCAGACTTTGGTTGCAGAAAACCTTCGGGCTTAGTTTCCTGCAACCGAATTACTTCAATACACTCCCGAATAACTAACTCAGCAAATTTTTGCTGCAGTTCTGAATTAACTCCCGGATAAAGACTTCCGCCAGCTTGCAAAGATAATTGTTTAATTTTTTCGGTCATTATTATACGTTCTGACGTTCCGTGAGTCAATATCCGATTTCCGTTCATTGTTCAATTCCAAAATGTTTTTTAATAGTCTTATCAATCCTACGTTGATATTGTTCGTCAGTAAAAGTCAATGGAAACAACGAAGCACACTCACTAACAATCAACTCGGCGAACTTTTCTTTATCAAATTCACCATACTCATTGTTTCGTGCTTGCTCAGCTAGTTCTTTAATTCTTTCATTCATTTAGATCTCCACATATTTAAGAGTAAATGTATCGGCCTTCTCTTCGTAGTCTTTGTAGCCACGGGGGTTGCAAACAATACGAGTAGTACCAATCAGGTAATCAAAGTCCTCGTGAGTGTGTCCGTGTGTCCACAATCGAATCTGACGATTGTCTAAGATAAAGTCGTCCAAGTTGCTACTGTACGCACCATTCATTATTGTTTCTGTTTTATAACGAGGATGTGTACTGGCCTTGCTAGGTGCATGATGTCCCACTACCACAGTGGGTTGTGTGGGATAAACACGTAACACCTTGTCGAGCTCGGCCAAGAACTTCTTATGGTCCGCGACAGAATCCTCGGGCAGGAATACTTTCATTCCCTCTTCGGAAGTGTTCTTGATGCAGTTGTAGTCATTCATCAGGCCACGATTTGTTAACATGGTAGTGGCGTCTTCTCTGTTCATGTCAGTCCATAAGGTACCACCAAAGAATACAACATTGTCAATGATAGTAAACTGTTTGTCCAAGATGTACAAATTAGTGAAATCCGCAAATACCTTACGAAGTATCCAATGAGTCTCGGCAAAGTCACCGTGATAGTGTTCGTGGTTGCCTGTGATTAATACAACATGCGGGAACCTTTTGCAGCAACGCTCTACGAAATCGTAGTAGCGACGAGCACGACGACTCATGCTAGTTGGTATTAACACATCATCGGTTATATGAGGTTCAAGATGAGTTAAATCTTCAGCAACAAAGATATCGCCACCAAGTATCAGCACATTGGCGTTTTCAGTGTTCTCTAAGTCTAAATCTCCAAACTCTAAATGGAGGTCGCTGCATACTGCGATTTTCATTTTAATCTATCCTAAACTGTTCGTAATCAACGTGGAAAACTTTATCTTCATATGTATTATAATTGAGAATGATATTTTTGATCAAGTCCTTAAATCTAAAATGATTAGTTTTGGTCAAATGATTTACTTTAGACTGATCAGGATTGTGTACATCTTCGCCTTCAAGAGCTGTTATTTTTTCAAATGCAAAATCAAGTAGTATTCCTTTTTTGAAATGCTTCTT